AACATAGTCGGCACTGGCAAATTCTTCCACATCCAGAAGATCGGTCCAGCCAGCATGGGAAGCAACCCAGAACCGTTGTCCGTCATCCGGCACATCATTACCGCCCAGAGTTTCAAAGGCGCTATATACTTTAGCCTTCGTCAATCCGGTGGAACCATGTGCAATAGTTGAAGTAGTTGTGTCCATTGCCGTAGTGATAAGGCTATCGGTTTTGCGGCCAAGGGCAGCAGCACCAGCCTGTGCGGCAAGGGAGCGTTCCTCGATATTCGTTTTCAGCATATCGAGTTCATCAATATACTCAGCGGCATAATGATCCGTGAGCGTACAATCCACCGTAGTGTGACTGACATTCATAAGGGGAACGTCACCATGGCGGGATTTAGTAGAAGCCGTGCCGGTACCGTATTTCTGGAACCGCACATCTTCGCCTTCGACCTGGACCTTACGCCGGATCGTATTGCGTAGTTTCGTACCAAAACGCTGGTACGCTACATGCACATCAGACTCAAATTGTCTGATAAATGCTGTTGAAATGGAAGTAGACATATCCTGTCTCCTCTTGAGTTAAAACAAAAACACAAAGCTCATTGCTGAACGGGTGTGCCTTCGCTTCCAAGAATGCGGGTATGCCTCAAGAGGGGCCGCTATGGAACGGATGGGGCCGTATCTGCCCCCCCAAAATCCGCTCTATAGCAGAAAATTTCAACGCACAATTAGATTAGATTCTTATCTTCAAGTTCCGCAAGGCGCTGAAAGCCAGCTTCAACGTCTTTTACATAGGCGTCATCGCGTAGCAGCGGGTTCCAATATTTGGGGTCTTCCATCTTGGCACGAAGATCGGCATAGGTCGTACCATCACCTCGACCTGGAATATCCTGGGCGGAAAACGGGGCTTCGCCCATCTTGCTCATTAACTCTTCCATTACGCCAATAGCCTCGGCGCTGGTCATCATGTCGGTCAATCCCGCCATGCCTTCTTCGGAAAGGTTCTGCTGCGCCCACATCTGTACCCGCTCAACACGGGGGGCGGCGTGGTCACCAAGAGCTTCCATTTCACTGTCAAGATCAGGAAGACCGCCAAGTTGAGATGCCATATACATTTCAATGCCGGAATTAAACATATCCTGATCACCGCCAGCCTCATGCACGACATCGCGCCACCAACCCACCATAGGGTCACCATCTTCCCATTGCCATTCCACGCCTTCCGGCATGGATTCAGCGATGCTTTCGGGCATCTCCAGTTTGTAATCAGAGGCACTTTCTGGCCGGTTGGCAAACCGCTCTGTTTCTAATTCACTTCGGATACTGTCTGTTAATTCTGCTTTTTGAGAACGCAGTTTGCCGCCCATTTCATTATAGGACTTGCCCCACGCCTCGTAATTTACTGAGCCAGCATCACCGTCCCAGAATTTTGTCGGAACGCCTGCGGGCATTTCTGCGGCAGTACTCTCGCCGCCTTCGCCGCCAGCTTCCGCACTTGAACCTTCTCCACCATCAGCCATACTAATTCTCCACTTGTTGTCTACTGTAAAGTTCACCCAGTTCGATCCGGGTATTGATAATTCGCATTAGGTCACGCATGCCTTCTTTGTGTCTCAATTCACCGTCTGTGGCACCTGGGCCGTGGACGGCTGAGATAGTGATTGAGCGCAAATAATTCAAAGTATATTCAGCGGCCTCTCCCTTAAAGGTATGGAAGAACGCTTCGTTAATTCGCTGTTCCTGGCCTGGAGTTCTGCTGACGCCATCTGGACCAATAGCCTGCTGCTTTTTCATTATTTCTTTTTTCTGAACCCAGACGTCTTCTGCTTCTTCTGCTTCTTCTGCTTCTTCTGCTTCTCAGCAGGGGGTACCCCATTCACCCAGCCAGCAGCTTTCTGTGCAGCATCCATATTCATCTGGCTCTGTATCACGAACTCTCTTTCTGTCCTTGGCCTACCATCAACCCATCGGCCATAAGGGGCTTTCTGAGTAATATAACGACGCTGCTCATGCCATCGACGCGCGATGCTATTATAATCAGGCATCAGCTGTACTCCCTCCAGAAAAATCTTTGTTGTACAAGAGAAACTTGTTCATCATCTTAACCTCCTAATTCTTTTTTCTTAACCCAGACATCTTTCCACGGCGTATTAAATCGGCTTTAGCGCCGGATCGAACAGCACGAGCGGCATTACCTTCGTTCGCCCAACGTTCTTTCGCTACGTGCTTAACGAAGTCAATAGGCTTATCCTTAAAGGCACCTTGAGCGACCCGGCTGATTATGTTGCCCGAAGAAATCCGTGCCGTCTCATCATGGTCAGTCTCCCCCGTTTTACGGTTCTTGACTTCGATAGGTAGCTCTTCATTCCCCGGGAACCAACTATTCTTCCTGCGGGCTTTATTGTTGAACAACGATTTCGCACCCTTTCGGGGCTTATCACTCTTCTCACCCATCATATGCTCCTAGCTTGTTCGTCATCTTAATCTTCATTTCTTTTTTCTTGCCGCTGGGCCACTCCTGAATTTTCGCGGGTTCGCCAGGAAGCGTTTAAGTTGAGATTTACCAACGGCGCGTTCGGCATCGCTGTTCTCCCGGGACTTACGTCTCCAATTGTAGTTGAGGCTGAACAACGATGGGGGGTACGATAAAGTATGTGTCCCGGACATCTGAACGTAGTTAAAGATGCTCGGCATCTCCGCGCCTTTTATAGTGTCACCCTTTCGGGGCTTATAACTCTTCTTTGGTTTGTCCATCTTAACCTCCTAAGATATTTCTTGGTTTGTCCATCTTAACCTCCTAAGATATTTCCCTGTGCAGCGTTCTGAGCCTGGGATACCTGTTCCGTTTGGGCAATCGCCTGGGCCATTTCTTCCCGCTCTGCATCATTACGCAATAGCTTGTCTGGCACCCCAATCTCTGCACCGACATAAGCGCCAGCTTCTTCCGCCTTCAAAACAAGAGCGGTAATCTGGGGGCCGAACATGCCGTTCATAATTTCACCCAACCGCGCTACACGGGCCACATTCTCAGAATGCTGCGCCTGTGCCAGCGGCGAGGAATTAACAACTTTGACTTCTCTGCCGTTCACCAGGGGGATGCTGATACGTCCCTGCTTCTTGAGTAAATAAACAACACGACGAAGAAGAGGCGTGACCAACTCGGTATGTAAGCGGCCATACGCCGAACCAATGGTACGCGCCAAATCAGCCATCCGTTCATGCACTTCGGTAGCTGACATGGGCGTACCTTCTGGCGCACCTAGCGACTCGTTGAACAATGCTTTTTTCAGAGTATGCCGCATGTCTTCCAGAATAAGATTCGCCACATCAAAATTCCCCGGTGCCTGCAAAGGCTCCAGGCCGGTAGTTCCCGGCGCACGGGGAATGATCGTTCCAGGAACAAGCTCAATGGTATCGGGATTGATAACGCCGTCATCGTCGCCCTGCCAAATACCGGAAATAGCCAGTTCGGCATTTTGCAACACCATCTCAACCACCATATTCAAGGTCTTCACATCAGCGAGAGAATTAAATAACGGACCTCTGCCGTAATTTTCACCAGCCGCTTTGGACCAGCGGTAGGTTACAAGGGGATTGGCACCGTCGCCGGAGAACTCCGCATCGAACAATTCCGCTTCCGGCTCCAGAGAAAGAACATAGAATTTGTATTTCTCTGATTGCTTATATTCCCAATCCCGCTTGACGCACTCTATGATCTTAAACGTCTTCTCCGCATTGTCCTTGGCAGCACGACTCATTTCCGCCGGGATTTTAGCCTTCGGCCAAGTCAGCTTGATATTACGCACCGTCATTTCACGGGAACGCCATGTTGGGTCTATTGCAGAAAACGGGCCGGTCCCAAGCACTAGCTGAGTTTGCGGGATAGACGTAAACTTGACAGGGTGTATTTCATCTCCCTCTTCAATCAGTAGTCCTGCTGTACCTACGGAAAGGTCTACATAGCCTTCATGCAGTTCCTGATCCAGATTGCTGTTTTGAAGAACTTCCCACACATAAATACCAATCTCCTCCAATTGGCGGTCTACCTGGGAACGCTGCTCCTTTGGGATTTCCGTACCGGCGGCAAAACTGAACCATTTGGCGAAAGGCGGCGTAAGCCCCGCCTGCATGCGGGAGGCAAATTCCTGGACGGCATGCACGGCAGTCGAGTCAAATATCTTGTCGGTATTTTTTTGCCCAGCCACCGACAGATAAAAGCCGGTGCGATTGGGCAAGGCATAGTCATAGCAGTCCTGCCACGCTTCGACCCAGCCATCACGAGTCGCGCTATGTTGCTTAAAAAGTTTCAGTAATTCTTTGCAACGTTCGTCGGCCATTAGGCTAAAGACTTTTTCTTTTTCTCGATTTCTTCAAAACCGGAACCAGCATTATTTTCTGCAAACAAGCTCCTGCGCCCACGCTTATTACGTTTTAGCTGCGCGGCTTCCTCCGCTTTTTTGGCGTCGGACTCCTTCAATCTCTTTGCTTCTGCTGCTCTCACTGCCGCCAACTGCTTGGCGATTTGGGGGTCCACCGTAGGTTGTTTTGGTTTCCCGCCAAAAACACTACTTACTACATTTCCCATCAGATTCTCTCCTTGATTGATCTGATAAGAAACTGACCTGTGCGCCGATTTTTCTCAACGCACAATTGAGGCGATAGGGCGATGCCCACCACAAATTAATCCCGATCAAGTTCGCCAATTGAGATGCACATGTCTGCATCAAGCGACTACGGAACATATGATCTCTTTTAATTTTCACGCATAACACCAGATCACGCCCGCGAACCAGAGTGAAAAATTGCTCCATTTGGGCCTGGTTAAAAGCTCTTAAAGTTGTTGAATTATAAGCTGGATCAAAATAAACCCACGCATCGCTGCCAGCATCATATGAGAAAGCATAGCAGTGTTTGAATCCGGGTTTGAGAAAGCGCGTAAACCAGAAATTGTGATTTACCGCATCGGTAAAGCCGATATACCAAATTGATAACCGAGGATCGACGGCGACCTTCATATAGCCCTGGAGCCCCGGTTTCTGCCAACTCGCTTCCGCATTCGGTCAAATACGTTAAAGTCTCTCTTTGCCTGAAAGGGTTTAAGAGCCTTGGTGCCACGCACAATACTACGCCCCTCTCCCGCGCCCACTACTGCGTATTGCAGAGCATCATGCACATGGCTGAATTTATTCTTATGCGGCCTGTCGTCATACTTCTCGCCGCTGATCTGCAAGCGCCTGTAATGATAGCCGCCGAGAAAGCCAGACTTCAGGACGGGACAATTTTTCTGATCAACCAGGAACCCAGGCTCACCGTCCACCATGCGAGAGAGAATCGAATTAACCGACTCAATCCTGATAACCGGATCGTTTGTGGGTGCTGGTAAAGCACGTATTCCGGCTCCCCTGAGAATGTCGAATGGCGTAGACTCATCTGTCTGCGCCCTGAAGTCACCTGACGGGTCACCGAAAATTTTGTATTCATGTTCTCCATAATACCTCGCTATCGTCACTCTTAATTGTTCCGCGAAACGAATGGCCCCCATGTCTTGAGCGACCAGTTCCCTCAGTACCAGCCATCTACCGCTGCCAAGGCGTTGAGCAAAAACGGCGGCAGGGGTCAGCCCGAAGTCAATGCCGATTATAATTTCCAATCCTTCCGCAGGTTCCAACACGCCCTTGGCAACGTGGGTGCGCTCAAGGAAACCCTGATAGACAGACTTGCCATCCTCGACCGTTCCCAAGCGATTGAGGACATAAACATCGATCCAGCTTTTGGTTTTACCCCGGATCATATTTTCATAGTAGGTGGGCATCAAATTATTGAAATTTTCACATTCCGGGTTCATTTCATACCCGGTCAGTTCGTTTCGATAATCCCTGATCTCGTTCATTCCTGATGGCTGGGTAAAAAAAGTCCAGTTATCGGGCTTAACCAGCATTAGCGCCTGTTCCCTGCCAATGTGATCCGGCAGAGGTGTCTCCCCAGACATTATCGGCCACCAGTGTTCCGTTTCCGGTGCGTTAGTGTCGAGGATAACCCCATGCCACGTAGCACCGACGCCATCTTTCTTCGACGGATAGCGGCCCACACGGCTAGTAGCCCCGTCAATGATTGATTTGGGAAGCTCACGTGCCTCGTTGCACCACACGCCCGTGACTTCCAGGGAAAGGAGTTTTTTAACATCTTCAGGGGTATCCAGAGGCAGGAAAATAACTTCCAGATCGACATCACCGCGCCTGATACGGTGGGTATATGGCGGCGACCAGCGAAACTTCCCCCATTCATTTTCCGGGAACCACTGGAGCCACGTGGCGATAGTCGTAGTTCTGAGTTCAGGATTTGTATTTCGTACAATCGCCCACTTCGAATATCTAATACCATCGGTATTTGGTTCTTGCTGGCAGGCTCGTCGGAAAATTTCAACGCAACAAGCAACGGAT